GTCACTGAAAACTCTTCTGGAAGCCTCTGTCAACGTGCCGGTGAAGCGTCCTGACTACAAGGGCGATGCGGAACAGTACATTACCTACCACCTGCTTGGACAGACCGGCACGATCTACGCCGAGAGCACCGAGGCCGAAACCGGAACCGAGTTCTGGGTCAGCATCTGGTCAAAGGGCGACTACACCGCGCTGCTGCACGATGTGAAGTGGGCGCTGCTGAATGCCAGGTACCGTGTCGCGGTGGAGGCTGAGTACTTCGACAGCGATTCCGGATACTACCGGGTGATTCTGGATGCAGCCTGCATCGGGGAAAGATTCGGGTGAAGGCATGGCAAACCTGACCTTCACCGGATCCTCCGAACTGAACGATGCGTTCACCAGAATCAGCGATATTCCGTGGCCGGTGACCGAGCAGGCCCTTGACGGCATGGCAAAGGTCGCCGCTGCGGAGATCAAAAGCACCGGCGAGTATATGGGTGTCCGGGATGAGAACAGCGATGTCCACATTCTGGATCACATCACCACAAAGAAAGCGAAGCGGACCGATGACGGCGGTTATGAGAAGATCACCTTCGACGGCACGCGCCGGAGAGGCAAAACCACCACGCGGAACGCAGAAATCGCTTTCGTCAACGAGTACGGGAAGCGAGGTCAGGACGCCAGACCTTTTATGCGTACCGCGCTATCTCAGAATGAAGAACTGATCTCGGATCCCGGCGTCAAAATCTTAGGGGACTGGATCGAAGAAAATTTCAAAAAATAGGGAGGAAAACCCAATGGCCAAGTATGACCTGCGCTATATCCAGTGCGCAAAATACGTCAACACGAACGGCGTCATCTCCTTTCTTGAAAAGCAGAAGGTCGGCGACGCCATGACGGCCAACATCGAGCTCCGGTTCGCCGAAGGACGGCTCTATGCAGAGTCTACCCTTGCTGAGTATGTCCGCAAGTGCACTGGAGGCACAATCAGCCTGGGCGTGAAATACATTCTGAAGGCCGCACAGAAGCTCATGTTCGGTCTGACCGAGAAAACCCGCTCCGTTACTCCTGCGGGAGGCGAGGCCACCGAGGTCACATCTCTTGTCACGAAGAGAAGCACAGTCGGCAACTATGTCGGCACGTCTTTCTACACTCCGGCGCTGTACGAAGGTGTGGAAAAGTACGACTGCATCTTTATCGGCAAGTGCATGTTCGGTGAGCCGAGCGAGTCGCTGAAGACCGCAGGCGAGAACATCCAGTTCAACACGCCCGTGACGAACGGCGAGTTCCTGGCGGATAACAGCGAAGAAGGACAGATTAAGGAAGCTGTGACGGTGGACACCGAAGCTCTGGCCAGAGCGTGGTGTGACGCCGTGCTGGCGCCGACAGAGGCTGAGCCCGGCGAAGAAACCCAGGAAACCCAGGAAACCCAGGAAAACCAGGAAAACCAGGGTGGCTGAGACCGCCTGAATGAAAGGACAGAACACGATGACTTCACTGAGACTCGAAGAGAAATCCATTGAACTGAACGGGCGGACCTATGTCCTCCGTGTCAACTTGTCCGTCCTGGACCGTATTCAGGTGGAATGCGGCGGCCAGATCAACGACCTTCTGAAGAAGAGCATGTTTGACGGCAATGCGATTACCATGGCCGCGATGCTCAACGACTACGCGGAGGATCAGGGCTGGGAGCAGGACTGGACAGCGAGGAAGGTCAAGAAGACGTTCAGCGCCGCCATGATGAAGATGCTGGATGTTACCGGCATGTTCTTCCGGGCCATGGCGCCGGAGCCCCCGGCAAATACTCCGAAAACAGAAGAGGAAGAACCCGAAGATCATTCGGGAAACTGACAGACCGGGCGGATCAATCCTCGTCGATTGATTTCGCCCGGTATCTTTCCATATGGCTTTTCACTCTCAGACTGGATGAGCGGATCTTCTGGAAGACCATGAACCCGCACAGGCTTCATGCCCTGTTCAACTCCTATTTCCAGACCGGCAGACAGAGTGGCGGGAAAAGCTTCGGTACGGGAGAGAAGAAGACGCAGTACGTCGATCTTGATGTCCCTGCGGGGAATGAGAAAAGCCTTGTGAACTATTTCAGGGGAGGATGATGCACCATGGCAGGTGGCTCCAGAAAAGTGAATGTAGAGGTCGCACTCTCCGGCGAAGCCAAATATAAGCAGGCCATCTCGGAGCTGAACGCTGCCAACAAGACCATGGGCGCGGAGATGAAGCGACTCTCCGCGGAATTCCATGGAAACTCTGACAGCCTCGATTTCCTCACCCAGAAGGGCGCGAACCTGCAGACCATGCTGGATCAGCAGAGAGAGAAGGTCTCACAGCTGCAGGAAGCCGTCAAGTGGGCAGCGCAGGAATACGGTGAGGCCAGCACCAAAACGCAGAGCTACGCCGCACAGCTTGCCAACGCGGAGACCTCCGTCATCAGCCTCGAACGTGCCATCCAGGAAAACAACAAGGCGATGGAGCAGCAGGCCTTCAGTACAAAGGCCTATGACCAGCAGCTCGCCGTTCTGGCTTCGGAACTGCAGGAACTCGATTCGGAGTTTGCGGCCGGTGCCGATGCCACAGAAGTTTACAGGGCAAAACAGGAGGCTCTGACGGCCGTTTTGGAACAGCAGGAGGAAAAGTACAAGACGCTGTGCGCGGCGCTCGATGCCGCCATGAATTCCGAGACGGCCAACGAAGAAGAAATCAATGCCCTGAAAATCCAGGTCAATCAGGCCGCGACGGCCTACAACAACACCTCCGCGGCCATCGACAGGAACTCCAAAGCCTTGCAGGATCACCTTGCCAAGCTTGGCATGGAGGAAAAAGGCCTGACCGGGATCGGCGACGCCCTGAGCGGCATGACCAGCAAGTTCGGCGTCCAGCTTCCGGACGCTGCCAAGACCGCGCTGAACAGCATGGGCAGCTTCTCTACCGGGACGGTTACCGCCCTGGGTGCTGCCGCTGCCGGCGTCACGGCAGTCTATGAAGGAATCAAAGCACTGCACGAGATGACGGTGGAGTATGCGGCCAAAGCGGATGAACTCATCACCAAGAGCGCCATGACCGGACTCTCCACCGAGTTTCTGCAGGCTTATGAATATGCTCAAAACCTGGTGGACGTGGATCTGGATACCTTCACCGGAGCCATGCAGCGCCTCACCGACAAGATGGCCGACGCCAGGGACGGGAATGAAGCCCTGGCGGAGACCTTCCAGATGCTCGGCGTACAGATCACAGATACCGCAGACGGCAGCCTGCTCCCGGCAGAGCAGGTGATCATGCAGGTGATCGACGCGCTCCATGAGATGAGCAATGAAACCGAGCGGAACGCGGTTGCCAGTGATCTGTTCGGAAAATCATACCAGCAACTGAATCCGCTGATCGTCTCCGGTACCGAAACCCTCCGGACATATATGGCTGCTGCGAAAGAAAACTATGTTCTGACGGAGGATCAGATCAAGGTTCTCGGCGAACTGGATGACCAGATCCAGCTGAACAACAATCAATGGGAAGGCCTGAAACAGCAGATCGCCGCTCAGTTTGCCCCGGCATCGAAGGAAGCTCTGGAGAACTTCGCCAAACTCGTCGGAGCGGCCGGAAACGCCCTGGTCGATTCCAAGATCATCGAAGGCGTCGGCGAAATTTTCTCCTTCCTGACGGCCATGCTCAACCCGCTTGCCGAACTGCTGGATACTGCAGATACAGCACCAGGGCGACTGAGTCCTGTCTATGAGGTGCTGCACGGTATTGCCGGTGTGATCGCATGGATTAACGACGCAGCGAACGTGGCTATCGGTCTGCTTCAGACCCTGACCATCGTCGGAGCAAAAGAAGGCCTCACAAGGATCGGCAACGCACTTGGATACGGCGCCTCTTCCGGAAACTATTCCAATCTCCAGAAATGGCAGGGTGCAGGAACAGTCTATGCCGGAAATTACTACAACTCCAGCACAGGCATGTGGGAAGGCAATTACGGAAGAAACGCTGCCGGTACCGATAACTGGCGAGGCGGCCTGACCTGGGTAGGAGAAAACGGCCCGGAGCTGGCAGAGCTTCCGGCCGGTACCAAAATCCATAATGCTCAGGAGAGCCAGCGAATGGGCGGAAACGTCATCTACGCGACTGTCAACATAGATGCAAAGAACGTGAAGGAATTCAACGACGTGGTCAAAATCATGATGAGTGCGCCGGAACTGATCAGAACGAGGTGAGCTGATGGCAAACGTAACAAGAGACGTTTCTGTTACCAAAAGTGCATACGTTAAGAAGACCTATCCTTCTACGCATTACAACACAAACAGTAGCACTCAATATCAGATTGGTCCGGAAACTTCCGGTTGGAACATGGCACCGAATGCGCTGATATTCGGTATTGGCGCGTGGCCGGCAAGCTTGAAGCGTAACAGGCTGATCAGTGCACAGATTCGTGTTTATGTAAGAGCTGAAGTTGGCACTGTTACCGCAAGAATATGCAATGACTTCGATGCTGGGAGCGTAACCTATAACACACTGCCAGCAGGCGTTTCTCTTGGCACGACCACTGCAAGCGCGAGCGATCTTGGCGTTTCAAAGGGAACGTGGAATGATGTTTGGCTTGATCTCGATGCCTCGCAAGCAAAAAAGATTCTTCAGGCAACTGCATTTACCCTGTCTGGCAGCGATTATACATACGGTGATTCACCGTGGATGGGAAAAGTTGTTCTTGCTGGTGGCGGAACTCCTTATGTAAGGATCACTTATTCGAACAGCGAAATCGAAACCTGCACGGCCGCCCTGAATAGCAGACTTTCCGACAATACAAACCCGACCGTTGCAAACTCCTTATCCTGGAAGCTGTACGGCACAAACGGATACTACTGCTATGATGATACGTGGACACAATCCTCCGCGAAGTTCTACTGGCGGGTGTCCGGGGCAAGCAGCTGGAACAGCATCAACGTGTCCGGCAGTACCACGTCACTGTCCATTCCGGCCAACACCTTCCCGGCCGGGAAGACGATCGAATACTACGTTGCGGTCACAGAGACGGGCGGATCCACGGTCAACACGCCCACCGCAACCTTTACCACCGCGACACCGACGCTGACGGTCACAGCTCCAAGCAATACTGATAGTCGCACGGCAAAGACGTGGAGCTGGACGCTGAAAATCGGCAGCACGGAGTACACGCAGTCTTCCGCAAAGTTCTACTGGCGGGTGTCCGGCGCTGAGACCTGGAACCAGATCAGCGTGTCCGGAAATACAAAGACGCTGACCGTGCCAGGCTATACATTCCCGGCCGGAGAGACGATCCAGTGGTACCTGACATCCACCGACAAGGACTCGAACGTGATCTCATGCGAGATAAGATCGTTTACCACCTTGTCGACCACGCTGACCGTGACAGGCGCGCCGTCCGGCAACGATTACGACTCCAGGGGAAACACGGTATTCACCTGGACCCTCAAAAACAGCTCCGGAGACTATACCCAGGCGTCTGCAAAGCTCTACTGGCGAGTCAGTTCGGCCAGTACCTACAACGAGATCAGTGTATCAGGAAACACAAAGACTCTGACCGTCCCGGGATACACCTTCCCGGCTAACTCCACCATCCAGTGGTATCTGAGCTCCACGGACGTCACCGGGACTGTGAAAACCACAAGCCCGACCACATTCAAGACGGCGGCGGTCTCTCTAAGAATGACAGGGAACCCGTCCGGATCCAACTATGACCCGCGAAACAGCACCATGTTCAGCTGGTCGCTCTATACCGCGAGCGGTGAATATACCCAGGCATCGGCGAAGCTCTACTGGCGAGTGGGAACAAGCGGCAACTGGAACGAGATCAGCATCTCCGGAAACACCAAGTCCTATACCGTACCGGCGAACACTTTCCCGACCGGGGCCTCCATCCAGTGGTACCTGAGTTCCACCGGAAAGAGCGACACGACGCATAACACGAACACAGCGTCCTTCACGACCCTTTCACCGAAGATTACGGCGGTGACATACCCGAGCGGGAGCAACGTAGAGTCCGGGCAGCCACTCTCTTTCTCATGGGCATTTAAGAGCGGGCAGGTTGAATACGAGCAAGCCTCCGCAACCCTGCACTGGCGCGCGTCCACCTCGGACCCGTGGCAGAGCATCCAGGCAAGCGGGAGCAGCACGTCGCTTACCGTGCCGAAGAACACCTTCCCCGGCAACGCCTCGACGATTTACTGGTATCTCAGCGGCACGGACGCAGGAGGATGCAGCTCCGAAACCTCGGTGACGTCCTTCCGGACCGTCACGTCGCAGATCACGCCGCAGAACAGCCCGACCTCCGGCTACACGGACCCGAGAAACGCGATCACCTTCTCCTGGTATTTCAAGACGCCGACTGCGTTTTACGACCAGGCCTCTGCCGTTTTCCACTGGAGAGTCAGCGGAGCGAGCAGCTGGACCAACGTGGCCGCCTCCGGCAGTACCGGCAGCGTCACCATCGCTGCGAACACCTTCCCGGTAGCAAGCACGATCGAGTGGTATGTCTCCGGCACCGACACCGGCGGATGCAGCTCGGAATCCCAGGTCTACAGCTTCTCCACAGCCGCGGGTACGGCGTACGCCATCTGTAAAGCCCCGGTCGGCAGAGTGGAGGACGGAACAAAAGAGATCACCTTCCAGTGGGCCGTGCGAAACAGTGACGGCTCCGCACCGAGCAAGACCATTCTGCAATGGAAGCTCCCGACAGAATCTTCCTGGCACACGCTGCTGAACACGACGCAGAATGTCTATTCCCATACTGTGGCCGCGTACACTTTTGCGGCTGGTCCAGTGGAATGGCGCGTGCAGGCGTACAACCGGGACAATGTTGCAGGGCCGATTGACACGGCATCCTTCGTGGTGCTGCGCGCACCGGATCCCCCTATCGGGGTATCCGCCAGCAATGTGCCGCTGTCAACCATCAGCTGGCAGTCAGAAGGTCAGGAGGCCTATGAGATTACCATCGACGGCGTGATCGTCGCAGCCGAGTACGGACCAACTGTTTACAGCTGGCAAGTCCCGGAACCGCTGGAAGATGGCGTTCACAACATTCTGATCCGGATTCAGGGAAGCTATGGACTCTGGAGCAACTATGCGGAGACCTCCGTGCTGATCCAGAACAGCCCGAGCGGGACGCTGACGCTTGAAGGCATCTTCGGCGTCGACGCAGCGCTCACGGTGACGATGACCGACGTCCCGGCCGGCACCGAACTCCGTCCGGTCGAATGGTACCGGGACGGAAAGCGGATAGGACAGACGATGTCAAGAGAGTTCACAGACCGGCTTGCCATCGGCGAGCACGCATACTATGCAGAGGTCTGGCTCAGCGACGGAAACTATACCAGGTCCAACATCGTAGAAGGCGACATGGAAACAGACAGTGTCGTCATCGCAACCATCAGCGGGGGAAACTGGATCAGTATCGGCCTGAGTGAGCAGAGCGACAATGCGCAGCAGTTCGAGTGGTCACAGACAACAGCGACACATCACATCACCGCGGCGGACTATCCGATACTGGAAAAGTCACCTTACCAGGATCTGGTCGCGAGCTATTCCTGCGCGTTCTCCAACCGTGAGGACGCGGTACGGTTTGAACAGCTCCGAGGCAAATATGTCGTTGTCAAGAGCAGGGGAGGCCAGATCGTGGCCGGAATCTTCAATCAGTTCACCAAGCAGGTCACAACCTTCCACATTCTCTATGCATTCAGTGTCCAGCAGATTCACATGGAGGACTTTATCGATGATACGGACAGTTGAGTTTCTGTTTCACATCATGCGAAACGGGGCTGATTTCGGGACGCTCTTTCCGATCGAAAGCGCTCCGCATATCTCCATGCGAAGCGGGGACACGATCAAGACCACTCTTTCCGGAACATTTCTGCTGCCGGAGAAAGATGCGAACTGGCTGACAGACGAAATCCGCCCGGAGATCATTATCGACGGAACCAGGTATAGTCTCGGAATCTATTGTCCGAATAAAGTGGATGAAGCTGACGACGGCGTAACAAAAAGCATTACCATCGCCGCAAACGACCGGTGCTGGATCGTACAGGATCACCGAACAGAAGGCATGTATTTCATTGCGGCAGGGACAAATTACGTCTCCGCAGTGGTGTCCGTATTAACAGCTTCCGGCATTGCCGGCGTCAGCGCAACAGACACTGACGAGGTCTTGGCTGAGGATCGGGAGTGGCCGTCCGGGACGAGTTATCTGGAGATTGCAAACGCACTCCTGGCTGAAATCAATTATAACCAGGTATGGTTTGACGGTCTCGGAAACGCCGTCGTTGAACCGCTCGCCACTCCAGACGCAAAAAACATCGAACATGTACTTGATGAGTCCAAAATCGAAAGCCTGATGCTGCCAGGGATCCGGACCGAGACGGACATCCTGTCAGCACCGAACGTGTTTGTTTGCCTCTGCAGCAATGCGGACAAGGACGAGCAGATGCTGGCAGTAGCCGAGAACACCAATCCGCAGTCGCCGCTCTCCATTGCCCGACGCGGGCGCAGAATCACGAAGGTCATCCAAGTGGACAACATCGCTTCCCAGGAAGCCCTCCAGACTTTCGCAAACCGTCAGGTCACGGAGAGCATGCTGGCCGGTGAGATTATTACGGTACAGACCTGCCTGCTGCCGGACTTCGGCGTCAACGATGTGATTGCTCTGCGATACGGGGATCTGATGACGGTATGCATTGAAACCGGATGGGAGATGGATCTGGAAATCGGCGGGATGATGACCCACACGATGGAAAGGACGGTGATACCGCTTGGATAATCCTTTTAAGATGCTGCTCGATCGGGAAAGCGAGAACAAAAGGCAGGATCTGCTGCTGGCTACGGTGGACTCCGTCACAAACGACGGACTGACCATGATCCTGGATGGCGAAAGCGAGGCCACGCAGAAAAAGTACAAATACCTGACCAGCGCTTACTCAGATCCAAGCGTTGGCGACAGGGTTGTCGTGATGCGCATGTCCGGGACCTATGTGGTACTCGGCCGGATTGGAAGAAGCTCACAGGGCAGTGATGAAAAGGTCAGCAAAAGCGGAGACACGATGACCGGAGCGCTGATCATGAAAGGAGCCGACATCAATCTCCGAAGCACATCAAACACTATCGGAACGGTACCGTCAACATCAGTATCAGACCGAAGGGTATATTTTCGCGACAAGCTCAACACCATCTTTGGAAAACTTCAGAGTGTTTTCCTGAATGACGGACGGGTTGGCATGCAACTCGGCGCACAAAGAACTGTTGATGGGAATCTGGTCGAAAATAATGTCTCACTGTATATCGACGCAAACGGAAACCGAAGCGTCACATTCACGCAAATTGCGGCTTGGAGAGCCGCGCTCGGGCTTGGCACGAGCGGGGCGCTTCCGATTACGGTCGGCCAGGGAGGAACTGGCCTGACCGCGAGCCCGTCTATGCTGGTGAATCTCGCATCTGCGACGGCGGCAAACGTCATGACCGCAAGCCCTCGCCCAGGCGTAACCGGGAAGCTTCCGGTTGGAAATGGCGGGACAGGGCTGGACGCAAGTCCATCCATGCTTGTGAATCTCGCGTCAGCATCAGCTGCGAATATCTTTGCCGCGAGTCCTCGCCCGGGCGTAACCGGGAAGCTCCCTGTCGGCAATGGCGGGACCGGATTGGATGCGAGCCCGTCCATGCTGGTGAATCTCGGGTCAACATCAGCCGCGAATATTCTGGCCGCAAGCCCCCGTCCTGGAGTGACCGGGACACTTCCGGTCGGCAATGGCGGAACAGGACAGACAGCTACAAGCTCAATCGGGACACTCGCACAGATTATGACGGTTTCGAGCGGTATTACAGTCGTTGACCAGAGCTTCTTGCAGTGGGGCAAGGTCGCGCAGATCTTTTTGCAGTTTTACAGCTCTTCTTCCTATTCCGTTGACGCATACGGAAACCTGACAACGGCAGTTGCCAATATCGGAACTCTTGTGTCCGGGAAGCGCCCTGGTTGCACCACTGCATTGACCAGCGCTCATAACGGCTCGATGCGGCCATTTGGCCGCATCCTATCGAGCGGAAATCCAGGCGCCATCCAGCTGCTCGGGTTCGAAGGGACAGGAGCGGCACGAACCGTCCCGGCGAACACGGTGATCACATTCTGCGGCACCTATATCCTGCCGTAACAGAGGCGTGATTCCGACATCCCGGAATTTTCTTACGGCATAGAGTAAGAGCTATTCAAAAAATAATGCGCCATGTGGTATGATGCGCAGGCTGATGCCGCATGGGAAATTTTCCTTAGGGGGATCAGCTTATGGAATACAACAAAATCCCTGTCACATTCCGCACAAGGCGCAGAGCCTCAACGGAGGAGATCAACTACCGCTATGACATCAAGCAGGTGCTTGTCATCGACGGGATTGACGAGCTTCCGGAATACTTCAGGGTGGACTTCTGCAACGAAGGAGATTCCTCCACCAAACCGATGATCGGGACTGCAGCCGGCGTGGAGATCCCGGACGAGTATCTTCTGACCGGGAAGCCGATCAAGGCGTATCTCGTCCTGAGCGGTACCGGAGGGGATGTTCAGACCCGGTACGAGATCGACATTCCGGTTCGCTTGCGTCCTCCAGACTCCGGGGAGACGCCGACACCGGAAGAGCAGAGCGTCATCGATCAGCTGATCGCCGCCCTGAATGCCGGTGTTGCTGAGGCCGAACAGAGCGCGGAGGACGCGGAGGCCAGCGCGGAGGACTCCGAGGCGTGGGCCAAAGGTACCAGAAAAGGCGAAACGGTCACGGAGGAAGACGAGACATACCAAAACAATGCCGCGTACTTCGCTGACCAGGCAGGCAGATATGCCGGAGGAGCCGGTGCATCGGCACAGCGGTCGGAAGAAGCTGCCTTAGCCGCTATTGCGGCGAAGAACGCCGCGGGAAGATTTGCCACTGATGCAGAAAC